CGGCACCATCCGCCAGCAGCGGCATCATGCCGTCGGGCAAGCCAGAGAGTGTCAGCACGACGGGATTGGCGGGGCGAAACTGCATCGATTCGCCGATCGCGCCGATGCTTCCGTACTGGCCAATACCTGAATAGGTGTTGCCGTTGAAAACGAGTGTGCCTGCGCCATTAAAAACACGCACGAAACCGCTCGCCAAATCCAGCTGCACCAGGATCGCATAGACAACGTGCTTGCCATCCGCGGCCGTCTGCGCTGCGGAGTTGACGAATCGGGCCATGGTTTAAAAGCTGATGTCTTCGATGAGTTCGATCGAGGCATCCGATAATCGTCCTGGCTGCTCATTCCAGGCGGTTGAGTTGCTCGTCACTAAGAATCTACCCATCGGGTTATTGACGACGAAGCCGGTGCCATCCGCCGGGCTGTTGCGCGGTGGGCGCGTCAAAATCGCGGTTCCCAATCCTGATGCGTCGCTATCGAGAGGCGATGCGATTTGATTCAGCTGCAGGCCGCATTCGATATAGTCGCCGGGTAGCAGCAGGCCTTGCGATGAGAGCGGCAAGCCTTTCAGATTCAATTGCAGCCCCGTCTGCAGCGTGCCGCTTGGGAGCGCGCTCGCTGTGGTCTGCGCCGGCAGCACAGTAACAGAGGATGGGGCTAATGATGCGCGCCAGGTCAATAAGGCAGCAGGTGAGGCAACGCCAAGAAAACTTGAAACAGCATCACCCGTGGCGCTCCCAAGAATTACGCCCAGCGCTGTCGAGGCGCTCCCCTTACGAAAGGTGAGGAAGCATCGCTTCCAGCCATTGCCACGATCGATGCACAGCGCACCTATCAGGGTGAAATTCGTGCCGCCCGTAAATGTTCCAAGCGCCCCGGTGGACACATTGAACCACTGAAATATATTGTTCGTGCCGTCTGAAATCTGGATATAACACCAGTTTCTATTGCCGGCTTTTACTAAAAAACTCGCCGTATAGTCGGCAGCTGCCGCTGGGATAACACCGCCCTGGGAGACCAAATGTGTCGAGGTTGTGGCCGTCTCATTCAGCGCCCACGCGACTGTATTTCCATCCGGTCCCAGTGCTGATGCCGATCCGGCCGTTGCGTTGAGCACCGTCCAAGGGCTTGTGGTCCCGGGTGTATCAGAAAACAGCAGCAGATTGACGCCGTTATCGACCTGCGCGCAGCGCGAGAGTGAGGCCCATTTGGCGTCAAAGTAATTGCCGGCTAGAACTCCGCTCGCAGATGGGTCAAAAAACCCTGCGCGCGGACTTGAGGCTCCTATGTTAGTGAAGGCAGCTTCAAGCATGCCCTGCGCGATCGCCCCTGTCGGCTGCCCAACCGCATCTATACCAAAATCAATGAGCAGTGAGCCGGCGCCGGCGCTCACAAATCCTCGAATCGCGTAAGGCGTGCCGGCAAGCAATGAAGGCGTCTGCAAAAGACCAAACCCATTTGTTGTCACCTGCACCCGCGTGGCGCGAACGCCCCGATCAATTGCCGCGATCGTGTACTGCGCAGCCGCGTCAGTCGACCACCCGCTCGTGCCATTGCTGAAATCATTGTTCGCGAATAACTCAGGGGCAGAGAACGAGCCGCGCAAGGTTGCGCCCGGCGGCGTCATCCATACACGGCCCGATTGACCGCGCAGGCCCGACAGGAACGCCTGCAGGCGCCCGCGCTTGCGGGCGGTAGCGGGATTGTCATTGACGGTGGAGAAATTAAACTGAAAGCGCAGCGCATCGCCTAGGCGCTCGACGCTGCGGGTACTGCCCACGGTGGGGCTTTTGAAGGAAGCGGTGTTGGCGTCCAGATTTGGCGTCGCGGCCGCAATGCTGAGATCGGGAGGGAGTAAAAAGTCGGTCACTGCGCGAACGCCCCGCGCTTAACCTTGTTCACCATCCACGCCGTTGACTGCTGAATCGCGTATTGCGTGCTCTGGCCGATCATCTGCCGGATCTGCGCCGCGTCGCTGCGCGCGTCGATGTTCACGGTTTGGTGAAGGATTATTCCGCCCATCTGCGCTTGCTGCCCGAGCGGGGTCACCGTGACTTTCTCTCCCGGTGTCGCCATGAAGTGCACGAGCTGGGAGTCGGTGCTGCCTGAGCCGCCGACGTTGAATGAACCGCCGCTCGCCAGTGGTACAGCCGGGGTAGTGCCGCCTCCGACTGAGCCGCCTGAGGGGCTGCCGCCACCCGACAGGAAGCCCTGAAAGATCGAACCTAAGCCGCCGGAACCGCCGAACAGAGATTTGAAGATCGACTGCGCGGCGGCCTTGGCCACCATTTGGTCGATCGTTTGTATCCACGACTGCAGCATTTTTTTCAAGCCACCCTGGAATGGGTCAACCAGGAATGTCGCGAAGGAATCCTCGATACTCTGCGCCGCCTGCATGGCGTTGTTTTTTGTCTTGTCGAAATCCACTTTCATGTTCTCGGTGGCGAGCTTCGATGCATCCGATATCGATTTGTAGGATTCTTTCAGGTCATCGGTAGACTGCTTGATGCCCTGCCCGATCTGCGCTTGATTCGTCGCCATGAGAGTCGACAGCGACGCGGTATCGGCGGCCGCGGATTGCCGGCGAGCGAAATCCCCCGCACTGATAATGCCGGCGTCGTAGAGCAGCTCAAGGTTCGTATCGGCCTGCATGACGGCATCGGCGAGCTTTTCCGCTCCAGTCTTCGTCGCGTCAATCAAGCCATCGTAGAATTCTTGCAGCTTATCCGTCTGGATCTTCAAGTTCGGCTTGATGTCGATCGGTTGGATTTCTTGCTGCTGAAACCCGGGCGGCGTGTTGTCGGTGAGCGAGCTGCCGCTGGCGAGACCGTCCTTGATCTGTTTCGCAAGCTTTAAGCCTGCGATCTGCTGCTCTGCCTGCAGGATTTTACCTTGCAGAAAATTGCCGACCAGCGTATTTCCCGGATCGTCCGACGGTATCTTGTCGAAGAGGGCCTGCAGCGTGGTCAAACGCCGTTCTAGAAATTCCCCTTCGTTGCCGGTGACCGCGCTGGTGAGCGAATCCAGAAATTGCTTCATCGCGGGCGCTGCCTTCGACGCTAATGTCAACGCCAGAATCTTGAATGATTCGCCCAAGTCTTTGACCGCAGTCGATGCATCCGCGAGTTTTTTAATCTGATCTGCATCCAAGGATGCGCCGAAGTCAATCGCCTTCTGGCGCGCAAGTTCAATGCCCTCCGCGCCCTGCTCAAACAGCGGCAACAGCTCCGCGCCCGCTTTTCCAAAGATCGCGATCGATGCGCGCGCCCTATCGGTGGGATCTGGTAGTTTGCTGATCTGGTTCGCAATCTCTTCGAACTGCTGATCGGGAGAGAGCTTGCTGATCTGCTCGAACGAAATGCCGAGCGCGTTGAATGCGTCGGTAGTCGCCCTATTGCCTGTGCCCGCGGTCGAAATGGCCTTTTCCATCTTCTCAAACGAAGAGGTGAGCTCGGGCAGATCGATGTTGACCTGGCGGGCGGCGAAGGCGAGTTCGCTGATGGCTTGGGCCGTGGTGCCGGTCTTAATCGCGGACTTTGCGAGTTCGTCACCGAAATCTACCGTGCTCTTCGTCAGTTCCGCGATTCCGGCGAGGCTGAAAACAGAGCCTAGCGTGCCGAACGCCGTCTTCATCTTGAGCACGGTGGATTCGACTTCGGAGACCGCTTTGCTAAGCGTGGTCGAAAAGGTGGCCGTGTTGGCGACTAGGTCAATGACCAGTGAGCCGATCGTGTTAGCCATGGTTCTCTTTAATTTTCGAAAATGCCGCGCGCAGTTGATCGTCCACCGGTACGGGCCGCACCAAATCCTCAGGCGTGAGGGAGAAATAGGCGCGCCATTGGAAGAACTCGGATACCGGGAGCGCCATAAACGCGGACAGTGAGATGCCCAGCTCGTGCGCGATTTTCATCGCGGCGTGCAGCATCGGCTGGGCTACTATTTTTGCTTTTCTGCCTCGATTGGACCTGAGCGATTGAGCGCCTGGGCTTCATCTATCAACCGATTGAGCACCCTTGCATTTCGCGACGCGAGGCCCTTGGCGGCGGCCGCATCTTGGAAAAGCGGGTTACCGTTTTCATCGCCCAAGAACGCGGCAAGCTGTATTTCAGCGAGTGCCGCGCTGTCTTCGATGGCTTTAGAGGCATCGTTGACGGCGAGAGCTTCGCGAAGGCTCAATGATCGCACGAAGACGTGCGCCCCTTCTCCCCACTCTGGGCACTCGACGCGCTTTACCTTGCAATCCTGCGTGCCCAAAATATCCGCTGCTGTGAGGCTCATATCAGGCGAACCACGCCGGCGCGCCGGTAACGCGCAAGCCGATGTTGGCTTTGAGCGCCGTGTCTGGACCTGAGGCATCGAAGCTGAACTGTTTGCAGAACGCGACGAAGGCGGCAATCGAACCGTCCGAGAGCGTGATTGACATGGCCGTCGCGGCAGCGGTCGCCTTGATCGTGCGCAAGAGCACCTGGCCAGCGTCAGATTGCAACCATGCGGTTAAGGTCACGTTGCCGAAGTCCTGCAGGCCGATCAAATATTCCTTGGCAACCGATGCTAGGTTCGTCGTGTCAATTTCGGTCGCTGTTCCGTCGAATCCTGTAGCAGATACGATCTGCCCGACAGCGGTCATCGTCTGCAGCGACGTCGTGCCGCCGCTCGTGTACGCGCCATAAGTCGTGCCATCGACGCCTTTCAAATTGAAGGTGTTCGCCGCCGGCGTGTCGACCACGAAGGCGCGACCGTTGAGCTGCGTCATACCGATGACGCTGCCGGCGCCGACGAGGATAATCTGCCCCTGCAAATATCCGTGAGCGGTTACGGTGAGCTGCACCGGATTCGCAACCGTCGCGGCCGTGATTGGCTTGGTCGCCGCTGCCGCGCTCGAAACGGCAAGCGCCGTCGTTTGACTCTTCAGTGCCATTTTTGCTTACTCCAAAAAGAAAACCCGCTTTATGGCGGGCGGGTTGTTACGAGAAAACGGTGTATTCCTGGATGATTCGATAGATGCCATTTGGCGGCTCTTCGATGAACTGAACGTCCTGCTCTGAATCCATGAGAATCGATGCGGCGGCGTCCATTGCGGCGCGGGCGGCTGTGGCGAGCGACCTAGCGTCCGTATATGTCGCGCCCCAGCAGTCGACCTGTACGCGCGCGATATCGAGACCTGCATTGCCCTGCAACGAATTGCTCGGCACCATCGAAATGCGCTGCATGGTGATGGCGGGAAGAGTCAAATCCTGCGGCCGCACCATCGGCGTGATACGGGTTCCCACGAGCACCGTGACGCCGGCAGCCGCATTCAAAATTGCGACTACCTGCTGGATAGCTTCCGCGGCCATTTACGTTTTGCTCGCAGCCACACTGAGCTGCTTTGTCGCTGCGTCCTGGAAGGCCTCGAGCGCCGCGTATTTCTGCGTGTCAAATGCCGGGCGCATAAAAGGGTGCGCTGGGTATGCCGCAACGACCTTGCCGAAAAAGCCGCTCGTCGGCGTGCCGAGGGTGCGTCCGGCCGCCGTTATCTGCGCGTGGCCGTATTCAATCCACACCCAGTAATAGGCGTCTCCATGGGTTTTGGTGGGTGCCTTGGCGATGCCACGGCTTGCAGCTAGAGCCGAGTTACTACGGACCGAGATTCCGCGGATCTGCTGTGTGGCGATGCTGCGCTTATCCTTGAACGAATAGATACCGCCTCTCAGCGTGCCTGTCGCTGCCGGCGCCAAAGCTTTGGCCGCCGCGATGACCGGCACGGCAGCGACGGTAAGCATTTTCTGCAGCTCAGCGCCTTGAAAGTGCTCCGGAATAATCGACTGCAGCGCGCGGCGAATATCATCGAGCCCAGTAACATTGATCGTAATGTCATCGCTCATGAGGCGAGCGCCTTCGCGGTGAGCAGCAGACCCTGCCGGCGGCCGACCTCGGCGATATAGGTGACATCGTAAGTCTCACCATCCACGATTATCCTGCAGGTCGTATTCACATCCGTCCGCCAATAGATTCGAAACCGGGCTATCTTCTGCGCCGTCGTTTGCTGCGCGATGAGCTGCTGGCTGCCGGACAGCTCCGTTTTCTCGCCGTACACCGTCGCGAAGGTCGTGTAGATGGCGATCTGCTCGCCTAACGCGTTCGGCGCCGACAACGTGCGCGCCTGGATCGCTACGCTGCGATCCATCGCTCCTGCTGGCATGAACCTAAACCCAGCCTTCAGTCACGTATCGGGACAGAAGCGCGGACACCGCGAAGGGCATTTCCGAAGGAACTGCGCGCGTTGCTATGCCGACCACGGGCTCGCGATTGTCGAAGAAATGAGCGGTGAGCATCAAAATGGCCTGCCGAATCGGCTCGGGCAGCCTGCTCGGGTTTAGCCCGTAGCCGGCGGTGAATTGCACTGCTATAGCATCCGGCTGATTTCGCACCTGCGGCCACGAGACCCCGAAGGCCTGGTCGATGTAGCCGTGCATATCGCCTTTACTAAACTGGTACTGGCCAGGGTCCAGCGTCTGCGTGGCGCCGTTCGTATCCACGTAGGTGATGCTCGCCACCGATTGCGCCGGCGGATTCGGCAACACGATGCGGGTGTGGCGCATGACCGTGCATTGATTGAACACGTTCGGCCAGCCGCCATCTATCGTCAGTAGCCACGATTGCGTCGAGAAAACGCGATGCGTGAAGTCCTCGCAGTGCGAGCGTGCCGCGACTAAGAATCCTGCGAGCAGCCCATCCTCATCCGCCGCGGTGACGCGACATTGCGCCTTCGCTTCCGCGAGACTCACCGGCTCCGCTGTCGGCGGCGTGATGAGGGTGAGGGAAGACATTCTAAAAATTCTTAGGCCAACGATTCGGCGTAGGCAACTGCCTCTGCGCTGGAATCGACCGAGCCCTGCGCCTCGAGGCCTTTGATGGCCGCGGCGGATGCGCTCAAGACTGAGTTCGGCGCGTAAGACTCGCCTTCATGATTCGTCTGAACCAGCACGCGCGCTTTCACCAGCTTAGGCGCCGGCGCTTCCTTCTTTTCGTCTGCCATTTTTGCTTATCTCCAAAAAATGGGCCAGCGGATTAGGCTGGCCCGAGGGTTGCAATTTCGCGCGGGGGATGATGTGCGTGAAACCTTGGGGACTAACCCAAATCGCTTTACGTTGCCGAGTGCTGGTAGTACTTGACGGCGTTCGCATCCATGAGGTTGCCGCCCATTCGGCACCAGGCCAAAAAGGCGACCTGGCCGACCGAGGTGTAGACTGAATCGGTGAAGCGAAACATCTGCACTTCCATGGCGTCGCGGATTTTGTAGTAATTCAATCCGCCGAAGATCATCGTCTTCGCGTTCGCACCTGGTACCACGATGTCGTTGTTCACCCAGACCGGATATCCGAGTAAGTAGTCGAATATGGTCGCGCCCATCTGCCCTTTGCTATATCCGCCTTCGCCATTGCCGGCACCCGTTCCCTGATCGCCGGTGTTTGGCGTGCTGCTGATGTTCAGGCCCGATCGAATGCCCCCATCGTAGGATGGCGTCCAGATCGGACGCCCGGCCGTGTCCTTGATCTTGCGCAGTACTTTCAGCAGCGAATCATTCGTCATGAACGCCGCGCCGTAGTTGCGATAGGCAGGATCGACCGAATGAACCAAATCGACGACGTCGTCGTAAATGATTGTCAGCGTCTGCCCAGTGGTACCGACCTTGCCCGAGCTTGCCTTCGGCACAATGCCGTCCGGTTCCGTCGTGCCTGCACCGATGGTGAACTTCTGATTGCCGATTCGCCCCAAGCGCTGCGACAGGCGATTCTGCACGAAGGTTTCCATGTCGAGCACGGAATCCTGCAGCAACTCGATGGGCACCGCGAAGATTTTCGATCCGAATTTGAAGACGTTCAATGACGCGGTGCCGAATGTGGTATCGGCGGCGGTCGCCGCGGCGTTCTGCGCGACGATTTCGCCGATTTCCGCCGTGCCGTCCGAGGTCGGATAGCTCAACGGCTTGCCATCGCTGGTCTTCAAAACCTCGGAGGTCGCGCGCATGGCCCCGAAGGCCTTCATCGCGTCATAGAGCTGATTCGCGATCAGCGAGGGGACCGTGAATCCGCCCTGCGAGCCGGTCGTGGTGCTCATCGTGTTCCTGATGACGAGCTGCTGCTCGGCGCTGAACCCGCCCATGCCTTCGCGCAGGAACGTGTGGTAAATGCCGCGCGGCGAATTGGCATCGAAGCGGCGCTGCGCCTTGCCGACATCTGCGATCATCGCGTCGAGAGCGTTATCCGCGTCGATATCGGCTTGCTTTTGGATGCGGCCGATCTCGGCGTCGATCTGGCCGATGTCGTCGACCTTAGCGTCATAGACGGTCGACTGTTCTTTCGTCCACAACTTGCCAGGAAATTTGTCCAGCAAATCGCGCATATCTTTCGCGAGGGCTGAGCGCTGCTCCCGCAAAGCATTGATCTTTGACATTGAAATTACTCCGATGGTTGTGGGCCGAAATTGGCCCGAGGTAACCGCTTTGCGGGAACGCTAGGCAGTATCTGTAAGCATCTCGAGGTGCCGCATACGATCGGCGTGGTCGAGATCGGCTTGTTCGTTGATCGCCGCTTCCGCGACTTCGTCGGCGATTTTCTTGGTCGCCGCGTTGAGGTTTTCGACAGAGGCAAGAGCCGATTTGGCGGCAGCCTCGATCTTTGAAATAGCCGTGACCGCTGGAGCGGGATCACACTTGATATTGACTATCAGCGTGTCTGTGCCTTTCGCTTTAAACTTCGGCTTCGGCGCATGATCGAAGACGGACAGGTCCCAGGCGTTCTCTACGCCTTCTGGCGGCTCTTCTGATACGACGTTGGCGAATCCTTCGGCGACTGCTTCCTCTGCGGTGAACCAGGTTTCGGCGGACATCCACTGCTCAATTTGCGACTGAGCTTTGCCAGTTTTTTTCGAGTAATCAGCTGCGAGGGAAGCATCAATCTTCTCCAGAAGTGCCGCGGTTGAAAGCAGATCCTCGGAATTGCCGAACGCGAACGTCCAGGCGTTGTGGATCATCAGAAATGAGCCAGGCGCCATCTCGACGCTGTCGGCGGCGATCGCGACATACGAGGCGGCAGAGGCCGCGAGCCCATCGACGTGCGCAATGACGTTCGATTTATGCTGAGAGATGGCCGTTGCGATCGCGCGCCCGTCGAACACATCGCCGCCCGGGGAATTGATGCGCAAATGAATGGTCGGCGCGGTGATGGCGTTGAAATCCTTGACGAAGGCCTCGGCGTTCACGCCGTAGTACGAATCAATCGCGTCATACAGATAAACGGTCGCCTCTTGGCCGTCGGCATTTAGGATTTCATGCCGCTTTGGCTTGTCCTTGTTTGCCGTCACCAGCGCCAGCAGTCGATTGCGATTCATCATTGGGATTCCCTGGAGTTGTTGGGACGTAAAGTTCATCGCCGCCGGGCTTTGCCGGCAGGTTTATGCGCCGCCTTATTTCGTTCGTGGACATCCAGCCCGGGCCTTGCGCTCCACCGAGCGCTGCTCTGAACCAGGTTCCCAAGGCCGCCATGTCGCCGCGGGAGAGCGCTTCTTCATCGAAATCGGTGCAGTAACGTGCTGTTCCGAAGAGTTTTCGCGTTGTTTCCTGCTCGATCTCGCTAATGTGCCGCGCGAGCGTATAGCGCACGAACCCTTGGCCCATTGACTCAACGCCGCTGCCCCACGAGCTCGTCTTCTCGGTCTCGCCGATCATGAAGGGCGGCACGCTGAAGCCGCGAGCGATATCGATTACCTGGAATTTTCGCGCCTCGAGCAGCTGCGCCTCTTCGGAGGTGAAGCTGAGCTTCGTCGCATCGCCTCCCTGATTTAGCACCAGCGGCAATCCGCCGTTGGCAGCGCCGCCGTAGCGTTCCTGCCACTGTTCGCGCAGACGCTTGATCTGTGTATCGTCTATCTTCGCGCCGGCTGGATATTTCAGGACGATCTTAGGCATGCCGCCGTTTGAGAAGAACCGGCCGCAATACTCCTCGATGGTCAGGCATACGCCGATCGCCTGGCGGGTCGAATCGAGGATTGCCGAAACGGGCCGCGGCGCAATGCTCACCGAGCCGTCAGCGACGAACGCTTGATTACCACTACCTAGGCTAAACGACTGGCTGTCCTTGAAATGCAACATGTCCTCGGGCAGCACGCCGAAGAATCGGCCGTCCCTCAATACCTTATAGCCAGCGATCTTCGCGCGCCGCGTGACCGGGTCCCATTGGCGCAGCGTCTGCACATTGCGATTCGGCTCGAAAATCACTTGCTGAATATCGATCCCGCGGCCGCCATTCGATCGGATCATCCGGCCAAAAGATTCCGCGTACAGCAGCTTGTGCCGCACAATCCGGTCCCAAAACTGCGTCGCCGATAACTCGCCGTCCGGTGACTCATTGAACAGCCACCAATACGGATGATCGTCCGCCGGCGTCTGTAGCCATGAGCCATCGACAATCTGGCGGCTCACAATTCTCAGGGGCATTGATGTGATGCCGCCGGAAATCAGTGCGCAGCAGGCCTGCACCGGGATCGCCCGGGATGCAGATTCAGGCGTGACGTCCGCGCCAGACCAGGTTGGAAACGTGAACATCTCCGCGAACTGGCCCATCGAGAGGCCAGTGAGGTCCTGGTTCCTGAAGGCGCGCCACAGTTTCGCGAGTGAAAACGCCATCTATAGCTCCGTGAATGGTTCGCCGCTTTGAACCGCGGCCAGAGCCCGGGCTAGAGCGGTAATTGCAGCGACGACGCCGTCGATCTTGTTTTCGGGCCGCTCTTTACGCGGATAGATGTTTTCCTTCGCATCCGTGTGGCACACGACGTTCGACACCATCCAGGTCAACACCGGATCGCCGTTGTGATGCAGACGGCCCTGGCGCACCAGCGCGTCGAATTCCTTCATCGGCGCCGAGAAATTGGCGACCGTGTTGCGCACCTCGACCATGGTGGCGCCGTTCTCAGTCAGCTTTTGCGCCAGGAACGTCGCCTGCCAGGGGTCAAAGCCAATCTCCTCGACCTGGGCTCTGGATGCGATCGCCTCGAGGTCATCAATGACGACCTGGAAATCGAGCGTATCGCCGGGCGTCACGGTCAAAAGATCCATCGCTTCCCAGCCGCGGTACTGGCTGTTGCGCCCGTCCGTCACCGCCTGCTCAGGTAAAAAGTAGCGGCCGAACAGGAAGTAATGCGCAATGCCCTCGATCTCGCGAACGCTGATGCGGATCCGCGCGGCGATATCGGTCTTGCTCGCCAGGTCCAGGCCCAGCCAGGTCCGATCTTTGTCGTAGTCCGCCTCTAGGAGCTTCGGATCGGCTACGCGATCCCAGGCCCTCATATCCATCCAGGCCTGATCGGCATTGACCCAGACGTTTAAGTGCTTGGTCTTAAAATTCGACTGCGCGGCGGGCATCTGCATGGCTTTCGCCGCGATCTGCGCCACATACACCGGTTCAACGGAGATGCCCCAATTGGGGTTCGCCTTGCGCCAACTGGACTCTTCCGTCCACTCATCGCCATCGTCGATCGTGTAGATGATCGAAAACGAGGATTCATCCTCCGCGATGCCGGCCAGCACCTTGGTCGCGTAGGTGCGCTGTTCGTAGCAAACACCCGCGCGATCGCTTCCCGCCGTCGTGATGATCCATATCATGGACCGCGGCCGCTTGCCGGCGCCGGTCTCCACGACATCGAACACCTCGCGCGTTCGATGAGCATGGAGTTCGTCGATCGCCGCGAAGTGAATATTCTTACCGTCCAGCGATTTAGCATCGGCCGACAGCGCCAGCATCACGGACGCCGTACTCTTCTGAGCAATCGCGTGCGCCTGGACCTCGACGCCAAGGGCCTCACAAAATTCCGGACGCCGGCGGGCCATGGCCTGCGCGTCGCCAAAAACGATGCGGGCCTGGTCGCGCGTGGTCGCCGCGCTGTAAACCTCGGCGCCGCCCTCCCCGTCCGCGAAACCTGCTTTCATCGCGATACCGGACGTCAGTGTGGACTTCGCATTACCTCTGGGGACTTCGATATAGACGCGCCGAAAGCGACGCCTGTTTGTGCCCCGGATCTTCCAACCGAAGGCCGTGGTGACGATGAAACATTGCCACGGCTCGAGATGAATGTTCTTGCCGGCGAGCTCGCCCTTGATGTGCGGCAGCTGCTCGAGGAATCTGCACCACTGATTGGCTTCGTCTTCGTCGAACTGATACGTGCCGCGCGTCGCCCATCGCTTTAAATCCTTGAGCTGCCGCGCGCAGGCCTGGCGAACATACTTGCAGGCCGGAATGCGCTTGGCGCGCACATCCTCGGCGTATCGCGTCGCCTTGGCGACATAGCTGTCAGTGGACTGGCTTGCGCGCTTCGATCGCTTTGCTTGCGAACTCAGCGAACGGGTTTTCGACCTTTTCTTTTGGCGCATGGACCTTTGATGCATCGGCTGGCGTCATGCCCATTGCTGATAAACATCCTTTGAGTTGACTGACCAATGCAGGATCGGGCGATTCCTCTGCGCGAATCGCGGCGAGCACCCTGACAGCGAGTTCAACAATCAGGCGATCGCGCGATCGCAGCACATCGATCGGCGCGTGCTCGATCAGTTCGTACCAAAGTGCATGCAGTCGCTCCGGCATGCTCGGCGGCGGATCGCCGATCGGGCCTCGCGTCTGCGGATCTACGCGACGGCGCTTCGGATTCTTCGCAAAAGCACCGTTGCGCTCGAGTTCGGCGGACGGTTTACGGGGTCGGGCCATAAGAATTCGGGTTTTGTGGATATACGTATTGAGTTGCGTCGACGACTACGAGCAAGAACATCTAGACTTTTTGCCGCCCCCGGGCCTGTCGATGCTACCAACTGGCGTTGTCGCGTCCTGTCTTTGAATCGTGATGCGGTTTGCACAGTGATTGCAGGTTCGACCAATCGAGCGCCGCGCCTCCTACTTTGATCTCTATCTTGTGATCCACAACCGTTGCACTGACCAAGCGACCGAGCGCCTCACAATCAACACACAATGGATGCTCGCCAAGGTAGGCAGCACGGCATGCGCGCCATGCAGTCGATGAGTAGAACGCTAAGCGTTGCCGCTTGATCGGATCGCTTCGACGTTCACGAATCGACCTGCGTTGATTCTCTTGTCGATGCTCGGTACACCAGCGATCCTTGTGATCAACAGTCTTCGCACATCCTTGTTTCGCACATGGCTTGCGTGCAGCGAATGGCATCGCTCAAGAGTTGATGGCGCGAACCGGAAACACACGATTGACCACTTCGCCGTTACTCAGCGTCGCAGCACCAGCGATCTGATAGACATCGCCGTGCACTGCTCCACTTAGCTTCACCTGCGATAGCGCGCCACTGATGGCGCCTGGCACGCCGGACAATGGCGCAGGCATCGTGTACGCGACAGACGATATCGTCACAGCGCCCGGTAACACATCGCTCCAATCGAACGTAACGAAGGCGTTGTCGCTCGGATTGAACAGAACGACGTTGCTCATAGCGCCGGTTTATCCATCAGCGTCTCCGCTTTGCGAACGTAAAATGTCACGCTGAGACGATCTATCTCATTGACTTCGACCGAATAAGCAAATGCAATAAGCCCTGGAATCTCGAAACCGTTTATCTCGACGCTGCGCGGCTTGCCGTTCGCGTCAAGATGGATGATGGCGTCCGGGCCCGCCTGGAATTGCACGCTCATGACAGCTTGATCATCCTGTTTGCTTCCGGTTTCACGATTCTATCTGCGTCAACCTTCAACGATCGTAGGTCTTCTGGCTTGACGATGATTCGCGGCGTTTGAAACGGCATGCCGACACTGAAGAAGGCAGCGATCGGCGGCGGATTTGGCCATATTGGCGCGGGCACCCAGCTACGAGCTATTAGATTCAGATTCGCATACGTTCTAACCGGCGGCGCTTGCGGTACTGGGCCGTTCGCCGTGACAACCGGTTGGCGCTGGCTGATGAACGCCGTCAGATCCCACGCGCCCGCCAGCAATCGAGTAAGCGCCTGATTCGTCGGAGGCGGCGCGCTAGGAACGACAATCGCCGGAAAGACGAATGGCACGTCCTGCGTCGGCTGTATTCCGACGTCCCAGCTTTGCAGCAGCAGCCGCAAAATAGCCTGCAGTGCAGGCGGCGGCGCGCTGATCGGCGCTGCCGAATATACGAACCCAATGTCTTGCTGCGGTTGAACCGTCGCGTCCCACGACTGCAGCAGCAAGCGCAGCAAAGCTCTTTGCGGAGGCAGCGGTCCCGGCGCGGCTGGCTGTCCGCTTTGCGGCATCTGCGCCAATTTGGGCAGCGGCCACCAGACCGGTGGATCCCATGCGCGCGCCAGCGAATAAAGCGCTGCAAAACTCAGCGGTTGCGGCTGGCTTACTGCGGGCGGCGCTGGCAGCAGTGGCGCTATAGTCGCGCCCACTTGCGGCGCAATCACCGCTGGCTCCCACGCCTGGCGAATGACCCGGTACGGAATCTGATTAACGGCTATCTGCGCCACGGCCTGGGCGGGAATGAGCGGCGCTACGCCATCCAATCCCCCAAACAGTTGCACAGGGAACGTGTAAACGTCCCAAGCAGCGCGAATTGTCAGATACGGCGCATTGTTCGCAGCGCCGGGGCCAACAGGTGCGGCGGCAGAAACACTCGCGATCGCCGTGGTCGTGATGACCGTGACGCTACGATCAACCCACGCATCGACAATGAGCCGAAGCACTGCATTCGCCGCCGGCAAGTGCGGCGAAATTACCGGCGCGGGCAGCAGCGGTGCAATATCTGCCCCAACCTGCGGCAGCACAAAGGGTAATTCCCAAGTGCTGCGAATCACGCTTGACAGCGCGTTCGTCTTGACGGGCGGCGGCGAGATAACCTGCGGCGGCGGCCGAACGAAACGCGGCGAACCTTGAGCCGGTTGCGGTCCCGGCGTCCAAGATCCAATCAACAGCGCAAACGTCGCCGCGACCATGGGGCCGCTGATTGGCGGCGGTTGCGGCGCGGGGCCGCTTTGCGCTTTCCCTAAGCGTGGCGCGTAAGGCTGCGCGCCACCGATGAAAACCGGAGGAGGCGGATAGAATGCACCTGCCATTTTCTATCCACCTCCTAATTCATCAAAGATTCTCAGCTATTAGCCGAGTTCCCGATACGTAACGCCAGCCTGCCAATTGGTCAGCGAGCCGGGAGCCACGGGCAAGTGAAAGCCGAAACCGGAGGCAATGCCTGCGCCCATGCCTATGACCTCATTCGGCGTTGGCACCCAAAGGTAACCGTTCAAGTTGTTGAACGTATCGGAGAGGATGACGACCTTCGCTCCCGCGCCTTCGGCCGATGCATTGACGCCAGCGGTGCCGGCAGCTCCCGCCGTGCCGCCGGTAATGCCCGATGCCGGATCATTGAACTTCGTCTTTGCTGGCGTTGAGCTGGTGAGGGTCGGGAACGCGGTTACCTGAGTATTGAACTGTGAGCGCTGCTGCGCGCTCGTCGGGGTGCCGGTCTGCCCTGCCCATGCGCGCAGAACTTCAAAGCCTTGCGTGGCACCCGGGTTGATGAAAGCCAGGGTGACTGCCTGGTTGGCCAGGGTGAGGCCACCGGCGCTGACAATATATTCACGTGCCATTGAAAATGCTCCTTAGAAAAACCGTTGCCCGTTCCAGGTTTTGAAACCATCGACTGTGAAGATCCGGATGCGCCCCGCTCTGCGCTCGATGCGACTCGCGTACTCTCCTGTGAATTGACCATTGCGCAGTACATCGAAGGCATATTCGCCGCGCGGGCCGCGAATCTGATTGAAGCCGAGCGTCCAGACATGGCCGCTGCTTTCGATGACGACAAGCGCTGGCGGCGTTGAGACGTAATTCTCGGTCTCGAAATGCTGCTCACCCTCGAGCTTCATGTACGGCATGACGGCCGTGATTTCGCGCTGCGGATTCATTGGCAGACCATCGCTCCCATTTGTCCTTGGTTTTGCCACGGCTGGCCTAAGCCCGCGGCGGCCGCGGTGACCGAATAGCTCTGCAAAATGCCTGGATCCCCGCTAGTCTGCGTGGTCGATGCCCAGGACACCGAATCTGTGAGCGCGCTTGCGTTGATGCGATAGCAGCACTCACCAGCACCATCGGACTGATCGTTCTGCTGAACCGCGATGCTGGTGTAGCCGGCCGGTGGATCACTGATACCCGTGGTAAGCGACCCATTGCCGCGCCCTACAACGCCGACGACAAGATCGGCTGTGCCCGTATCGACCGACGTGTTCGTGACAACCAACGGCGATGCGGCCGTACCGTTTGTGGTGCCCGACTGATCAGCGGCATAAGTGCCGCCAGCCGCCTCAAGTACTCCACCAGGGCCGAATCCACCGCCGGTACCACCGGTTGGCGTGATTGTGATCTGCGTGCACGATTTCGGCGCGTTCAAACAATCGGCGATGAACGCTGAGCGCGAGCTGCCGCTCCCAAGGTTCGTCTTTCGCACCGTATAGACGTTTGAGCCGCCGGCGGCATTGTCGGTAACGCCTGGCGCCGTGTACTGCGTCGCCCCAGAATCGAGCGAAATCGGAACAATGATCGAATTGCCGACAGTAGTTGCACTCACCGTCACGGTCTTTGAAGCGCCGCCGCCAAAGGACGTATACGGCACGGACTGCACGATGCTGGTCATCAGTTGCTCTTGAGCGCCAGGCCAAAGGTCGCGTAGCTATCGGTGCCGCCTGTGCCTGTAAAGGTCGCCGCAACGGTGCCCATGCTGCTGAATGACTGCGATTCGGCGCGCATCACCGGTGAGGTCGACGTATTTTCCTCGCCGTTGTCGTTCCACACCCCGGGATCATCAATACCCGAGAAGCCTGACCCCACGAGTGGGCGCCCTTGACCGCTGCCACCGTTGGCGATGTTGTTATCGCCAGTGACCGCCGAGAAGCCGAGCAGAATCGCTTTGTTGCCTGCGCCAGCTACGCCTGTGCTCGTGATCAAATCAGTCGTTGTCGCGGTGATGCCCGATTGAAGGTTCTTCGTGCTCGCAATCACACTTGCCGCGGGGACGTTGATCCATTCCTGCAGGTACGCGCCCTGCCATTCAACATTCGCGAAGACGATGTCGAGCGTCTGCCAGCCACCCAAAGAGTTCTGCATGCAATGTAGAAACATCGATTGCAACTGACCCGTGTCGTCGATCTGCTGCAGCTTCGTGCCGGAGCCCCAAGTACCGTTGGCCGCGTCTTGGTACGTTGGTGAGGCCACGACTGAGCCGCCGTTTGACAGCGTGCCGACGAGTACGATCGCGCTACCAGGGAGCACAGCAGACGGAAATACCAGCGACTGCGTCGTGCTCTGCGGATCAGGAGGTGTATTGGCGCTTTGCCCAGGCCAGTTGTTGAAAACTGACTGGCGCATGAAGACATCGCCGCCACCGCCAACCGCCGCTGGCATCGGTGCGCCGCCGATCCTGAAAATCAGCGGCATCGCTCAGCGCCTCACCTGGGTTTTGCAAGGCTCTAAAACGCAAAAACCCAGCGCGAGAGCTGGGCCGATGTAGGATTTTGCTGACTGGAAGTCCAGTCTGCCTGTGAAATACCATGTCCAGTCGCGACTATCAAGGGGTTGCCTCGAATGTTGGGATGCGTATCCCACACGCCGTGAGGCGTCCAAGTAGGTAGGCGAGCACGATTCGACGCTCGATGAAAAGCTTGTCGCGCGCCATGCCGAGCTCCGCGGCGAGCTGCTCGACAGAGCAATCTGAGCGGTACCAGCGCACCAGAAACCGGCGCCAGTGATCGGGTGATGAAAGAACGATTTGATCGGTGAGAACGTCGACATCTAGATCGAGCGGCGTCAAGCGACTTTCCAGAAACAGGGCGCGCTCTGGATCTGGAATGCCGCTGCCTTGGCCCACTGCCCAGCGCTGCATATGGCGATCGGTTGGCATCAAACGGGGATCGAGCGCGTTGTGCCGGGTGATACGACGAATCACTTGAGCCGCGGACGGTGCATAAGTCGGCAGCCGCGGGATTCGATGATCGGGCGGATCCTCTGCTGTCGCACGCTCGCGCACCCGCGGCCGACCGTGCATCACATACGGGTAACGCCTGCGCCCCATCAATTCCGCACCTTCAGCACCTGCCAAAACAGCCACGCCATGCCAGCGCACAAGGTAAGCGCGATTGAGGTCAGGCGCAGCAGCTGCTTGCGGGTGAGCTGCGGCTGTTCCGTGTAACGCCACGGCAGACCGCGGCGCTTTGGCGGGATGTGAATATATTCGTCGCGCTCCATCATAGTTCAATCTCCCTTAAGACAAGCAAACTCCGACGCCTCGTGGGGCGGCGTCGGAGAGGTTTCACCTAAGCCGACGGCGGAGACGCGACGTCGACAGCGGTTTCGTCAAACCATTCTGCGACCGGCTTACCTTCGTGCAGTCCTGGCGCGGTCACCTGAATACGCGGCGCGCCATTCAAATATTCCGCGCGTGCTGTGACCTTGCCTTCAAATTCGCTGCTCTTGTCCTTCACCGTGCTGCCTAGTTCGATCATCATGGTTCCCCTTTTTGGTTTGAAAAAATCAAAGTTGTTCGTGGAATACACGCTGGAATAAATCCGTCCACGTCTCGGCTATGCCAGCTGCGTTCTTGACCGACGCGCATTCAAGACGGTTATTGACGATGGCTGCGCGAATGCGTGCCTTTCGAATTTCCTGATCAGTGACGC